ACCGAGGCCGGCGCCGGCGTGCCGTGGTTCAGGAAGGCGCCCGGAATCGGCGCGAACGGAAACGGCGAGGCGCCCGCGTTGTACCAGACCTCCGACGACTTCTGCCCGATCAGCCAGATGTCGAGGCCGCAGACGATCAGCGCCTGCCATGGATCCTCCCCGTTCGTCCGCTGCGAGACGAGCGCCGCATTCCACGTCAGGCCGTCGAGCTGCGCCGAGATCGACAGGATCGACGCCTCCGCATCGAGCGCAAGGAAGCGCCCGCCCGTGTAGGCGATCTGATCGGCCCGGTAGTTACCCGCGCCAGGATTGAGCACCAGCGTCAGCGTGCTGGCGGCCAGATCGAAGATGTAGCCGTAGCCGCCCGACGCGATCATCAGTTGCCCGGCCGTGCCCGCCCCATCCGAGAAGGCGAACTGGACCGGCGCCGACGAGTAGACGACCGTGCCACGGTTGACCACCGAGGCCGGCCCCGTGACCTCGTAGAGCACGAAGTTCAGCACCGCGAAGCACCGGCCGGCGACCGTGACGATCCCACGCCCCGGCCCTTCCGTCGTCGTCGCGTAGAGCTCGACGCCAGGCACCGGATAGAGCGCATAGGACGCCTTCGGCGCCGACGACTCGATCTGCTCCGGGTACCAGTTGAGCGTGCGTTCCACGCCGGCAATCACCGACTGAGCACGCGCCGACGGCCCGACGAAGCCAGGGAAGCGCATCTCAGTGATTCGTCCGGATGTTGTAGCCGCCACGGCCGCCAGGCTGGATCCGCTCGCCGCGAAGCTCGAGCAGCCGGTTATTGCCGCGCTTCACCTTCGCCAGCGTCATCACCGCCCGCTGCTGGAGCTCGCCCGACGGCGTGGCCCCGTACGGCGTCGACAGGCGGATCGCCAGGTTCGCCACGAGCGCCGCCTTGTAGCCGACCGGGAACGTGTAGTCCGTCGTCAGATCCGCGAACTCCGTCACCGCCACCGATGGCAGGTTGAGGACAAGCTGCGTCGTGCCGACGTTCGGGATCGGCCACGGATAGATCAGGCCGAGGCCCGCCGTCCACCCGTGGTCGTAGTAGATGGCCTGCGACAGTCCGGACTCGAGCCCCTTCTGCGCGATGCCCTGCCACTGCTGATCGGTCAGGACGGCGATCGGCGTTTCTGTGGGCTCAGACGCGCCCGTGTCCATCACCAGATAGGCGGAATCGATCCACGTCGGCCGTACCGTGTTGATCGACCCGCCCGCCCCGATCGTGTAGCTCGCGACCGAGGCCGTGAGCGTCTTCGTGACCCGCGACACCATATGCAGCCACTGCCGATCGAGGAACAGTTCATCGATCAGCAGGTTGCCTTTCCGCAGGGACGTCTCGGCATCGTCATCCGAGACGGTTTCCCCTTCCCCGAGGACGCCGATTTCCTCGAGCGCGTGCTGCACCCATTCGCGGCCGGTCATGGGCCTACTTCGCCGCCTTGTCGACCACCGGAGCGGCCTTCGGCGCGAAGTCGGCCGGCACTTCGCGCCGATGCTCGGCCTCGTCCTGCACCAGCACCTTCACGGCGCCCTTGCGGACCCAGCTCGGATACTTGTTCTTCTCCGCGTTCGCGCGGAGTGTCGCCGTGTCCGTCGCCAGCAGGCGCAGATTCGCTTCGCCCGTTGCCGACGTCGCCCCTTTCGGGAGTCCAGTTGCCATGCGTGGAATGTCCTCGAGAAAACAGGCAGCCGGCACCACGCCAGCCGCCCCCGTCGTGCTAGACCTTCGTCGCCGCCACGATGTCGGCCGTGACCGGCAGCGAGTAGATCACCGTCATGCGCGTACGACCCGCCGAGCCGCCCGTGCTCGACGTCGTGACCACGCCAGAGATGACACGAGACGCCACCGCGTAACGCGGGCTCACCTGGCTGTTCGCGATGTAGGCGCCAGCTTCACCACCCGCCAGCGCGAACGAGATCGACTCACCCGCGAGCAGATCCGTCGCCTTCAGGTTGATGCTGGAGTAGTAGCCCGTTGCCGAGCCCGCATCCCCAACTGTCATGGCCGCCGTGCCCGTGTTATCCCACAGCGCCACGCCGTTCACGATGATGTCGTAGAGGGTTGCGCCAGCCGGAATCGTCACCGCCCCTGTGTAGACGCCGGCGCCGGCCGTTTCCGTGTACGTGACCTCAACCGCCTGCATCGCCCCGAGCGCCGTCGTGATGTTCGGCGACGTCAGCGACTTGCCCGACAGCGTCTGCGTATCCGTCGTGCCGACCACCGCGCCCGATGGCGCCGCGACCGTCGACGCCACACCGAGCGCCACCTTCACCAGACCAGTGTCGGTTTCCGGCACCGTCGGCACCGCGTCGAACGTATGCGGCACGTTCGGCCCGTCGGCCGACTTCTGAAAGAGCGTGGCTGAATCGGGATCGGTCCACAAGGAACCGACCCCGGTACCAGCCCAGCGAAGAGGCTGCTTCGCCATGACGACCTAGCGCGGGATCAGCTTGAACGTGACCGTGACGCCCGCGAGCTCGCCCGCGGTGTCATCGGTGAAGTCCAGGCTCAGGCGCCCGCCCGACGCCACCAGCAGATCCGCCGCCGTGGTCGTCAGCGTCACCGATCGCACGGTTTCATCCGTCGCCGCCGCCGCCATGTCCAACGCCGTGCCGAGAGACGCACCCGACGCCGGCGCCTGCGTGCCGGTGTTCTTCCGCGCGATCAGCGTCAGCGTGCCGCCCGCTTCCTTCGTCTTGTGCACTTCCTGAATCTGCGCCACGACGTAGTCGCGATCCGCGATGAAGCACGACTGATCGACCATGTCCGCGATCAGGAGCGCCCGGCACGTCACGTAGATCGCGCCAGCCTCCGAGCCGATCTGCTCCCAGGCGCCCTGCGTTGCCATCCCGGAGCACTTGTAGACGTTGCCGGTCGGCAGCACGATCCGCGGCGTGAACAGCTCGTCCGTCAGCGTGCACTTCGAGCCCTGCACGACTTCCTGGGTGTAGAACTCCCCAGCGTCACCCGCGTAGATGGTGGCGAGCGCACCGTGCGCGCGAGCCGCCGTACCGTTGTAGCCACGGGTGACGCCGAGGACCGTGCCGGTCTTCGTGTTCACCTTCATGGCTTCGTGATCCACGAAGAGGGTCTGGCCCACCGCGACGTTCGTCGCCGACGTCACCGAGACCGTGCGATCGGTCGCAGTGACGGCGGCCGACAGCGTGGTTGAATCGACCGTGGTCTGCGCGAACGCCGGCACAGCGCCGATCGTCGCGAGCAGGACCGAGAGCAGAGTCGTGCGAGAAAGGCTGCGCATGTTGATCTCCGGAACTCCTGAAAGAAGGGAACGGAGGGCGGCACGCGCCGCCCCCCAAAGGGCCGTCACAGGCCGCTGACCCGGCACGCGAGCTCGCCGTACTGGATCGCCCAGCCGTAGAGGATCTCCATGCGGTTGTAAACCTTGTTGGTCTGGATGTCGTAGGCCGTGACCGAGCGGAACGCGAGGCCCGAATCCGGATCGCGGACCATCTTCGACTCCGCGCCGTAGCCGTTGATCTCTTCCTGATCGACACAGACCAGCGCCGCGAAGTCCTTGTGGAACGCGAGCCCTTCCTTGTAGGTCCGGCCCGTGGACGAGTGGAACGTCAGATCCGCGTTGTCGGCCGGCGCCGCCGTCACGTTCTGGAACGGCCCAGTGATCACGATGGCCGGTTCGATCGGCAGCGACAGGTCGGTGGCCGAAAAGGTCGTCGGCGCCGTGATCCGGAACTGCTGGAGCTGGCCCGTCGACTGGCGCGTCTGCGGATTGACGCCGTAGACACCCTCGATCGTGAAGACGTCGCCTTCGACGAAGGCCGCCGAGGTGTAGCCGTCCGTCAGGATCGTCGACCCGGTCTGGTTCGCGCCCTTGATCTCGATCGCCGAACCCGACGGCACGTAGGCGCCGCCGACGTGCGTGTAGGTGTTCTGCGTCTCGAACCAGTCGATCCCGCCGAGCATCCCGATCTCACCGCGGCGGTACTGCTTCGCGATGTCGGCCGCCGGCTGGAAATAGCTCGCCGTGCCCGTGATCAGCTTCGCCTTCATCCACGGCGTCATCGCGCCGTAGCGGTTGTCGTCGTCCGGCGCGCAGTTGTCCGTCAGACGGGCCGCGGCGTTCAGGTAGGTTTCGATCGTGGTCGGCTGCGTGCCCGGCGTGCCGACCGCGTTCCAGACCTTCTTCGTCAGGCTCGAGCCGTCCAGGTCGATCTGGTTGGCGATCGTCGCCATCTTCGGCTTCAGGATCCGCTCGCTGTAGTTGTCCAGCGACAGCGTGCGCGCCGTGTTGTCGAACTCCGTATCGACGCCGAACAGGCGATCGACCGTCAGCGGAACCGACGTCTCGACGGTGCCTTCCGGCGCCAGGGCGTCACCGAAGCGACCGACGTAGCGGGGCGGCTTGCGGATCGACAGGGTATCGCCGATCTTGGCGCCCTTGCGCGCGAAGCGATCGTCGTAGGTGCGCGTGACTCGGCTGGTGAAGCCGAGCATGTTCTTGAGAATGCGAAGCCCCTCGTAGGTGACTTCGGTGTTCGTGAGCAGCGTATTTTCGGCCATGATGACGCTTTCAGCGCCACCGTGGACCCGTGCGAACTAGCTGGCCCTTACCGACCGCTCTTTCGCCGGCGCATTTCTTCCTGATCGCGCTGGCGCATAAAGGCAATCGGATCGGTTTCGGCCAACTCCCGCGACGGAACCGCAGTGGCAACCGCAGACGTCCCTACCGGCTGAATAGGTTTGGCTGCTGAATTGACGGGATTCCGCGCAGGAGGCGTGCCGGACTTGGGCGCCACTACGCGAGCGAGGATCGTGCCTTCCAGACGGCCAAGGGCCGCCACCATGCGCCGCGGCGACATCGCCGCGATCGCACGAAACTCTTCCGGATGGTTGGCGAGCTCGTAGGCCACCGCCGGCCCGTTCTCACACGTCACCATGAAATCGACCATGTCGTTCGGCATCCGATAGTCTGCCGTCGCCATGGCCTGCATCTTCTCGAGGTAGTCCGGCGTCTTCTTCGCGAACGCCTCGACCCGCGCCAGATGGGCCTTCTCGAGCTCGCCCGCCTGCTGCTGCTGGACGTGCTGCGCCGCCCGGTCGTCCCGAGCCTTCAGCGCCTCATCGATCGCCTTCTGCGCGGCCACTTGAGCGGCGTGCGCCAGCGGCTTGGCCTTCCACTCGGCCAGCGCCTCGACATAGGAGTCGTAGTCGGCGCAATAGCCAGGCGCGGCCGGCTCCGTCGTCTGCGGCTTTGGACCGGGATCGAACGCTTCGACCGCCGCCGGCTTCGCCGTGGCGTCCTGCTCGAGCTGCTGGCGCCGCGCCAGGATCGCCGCGACCCGCGCCTCTTCGGCTTCGGCCGCTTCCCGTGCGCGATGCTTGCGGAACGTGAAGGTGTCGATCTCTTCCTTCAGTTCCTCGACGCGCGTCAGCTTGCGCTTCTTCGCCTCGTTCAGCGTCTTACCGGCTTCGGAGGCTTTGGCGGCTGCCGCGGCCTCGTCCTCGACCGGATCGGCCACGCCGTCGGCCGGCGGGGCGTCACCGACCGCAGCCGGATCGGCCACCGCCGGATCCCCGCTCGCGGGAGTCTGCGCCGCTGCCGGCGGATGCTCGCCTCGCAACTGCGCTTCCCGCGCCGCCATGAAGCCGCGTACGTCATCCGCCGCCGCCAACGCTGCAAGGCTGCCAGGTGCGGGCGCTTCGACTACTGTCTCGACCGTCGCGGTATCGCTCATGCCGTGTTTTTAGAGTGCCAGTCGTTTACA